TGTCAAATTGTTTTGTATTAACGCTCTCAGATTTTTCCACGTTAGCGTTTTTTTTCGCGCTAATTTGTTTAAAATTCTTTGTCTGCGTTCTTTTAAGGTCAAATAAGTGTTATGTGGCAAGCTGAAATCATCTTCCCACCTCTCAATTAGCTTTTCTGTCGTAGAAACGTAAAGCTCTTTTTTTAATTGCGAAATATCTTCACGCAACAAAACAATTTCTGGGTCTATTGCTAATAAAATATCTCTTATGCCTTCTATTTTGGTTACTTTTTGGGGTAAATGCTCCTTATCAATTAGCGACAATTTGCACCTCCCCTAATACTGGGTAGTCAGTAGATTGCAATGTTACGGACTCTTCAAAGCCGTTTAGAGTATATCCTACAACATCTTCAACCCCGTCACAAGCAAATAGAATCTCTGAAATTCTGAAATAAGAAACGACTTTATCAACTGTTGTTAAATATTGCTTTAAGGATATTTTGAACTCGTCTAAAACATCAATATTTGTGTAGCCGTCTTTTAGAACTACATTAGCTGTTACGTTTATATCAACGTAATTGAGAGCATAAACTAAAATAGTTGCATTTATTGGTTGTACTGCTTCTATGTGGGATTTCACTTCTTCTTTTAATTCTTCTGATACAGTTGTATCAATTGCTGAAATATAAGCTCCTACATGACCTGCCATATCAAGTTCTTTAGCATCTTTGATAACTGCTTTTTGCACCCCGATAACTTCTCTAGCCCATTTCTCATATTGTGCCTTGTTAGCGTTGGTTGCATCTTCTGCTAAATAATCGAGTATTCTTTGGCGATAAACTTCGTCATCTTCTTCATCAAAGCCATCAAATGCTGGCCCTGGGTTGTTCACTGTTTTTAAGCCGTCATAAGTGGTTAAGAATTCAGTAATTGAATTTGCTGGCACATTCCCTATAGTCCCTTTAGTTTCGCATTTTGCTTTTACTGTAGCTATGCCAGAAGAATTAATCTTTTTATATTCTTGAACTGTATAAACAAGGTTATTAAAAACAGCTTTTACGTTTTGGTTAATTACTGCGAATTGGTCGCCTGTGATTTCTAAATAAACAATAGCCGCAGCATCTCTGCGTCGTGGCAAGCCGTAATCTTCGCCCACTTTGTCTAAATCAGTGCCATTCGCAGTAGTCACAAAGGCTCTATCAATAATTGTGTCTACTTCGGTTTCTTTGATGTTTGCGATTTCAAAAGAAACAGAACCAATAATATCTTGCGAAAAACCACCTTCTAATTTGTTGGCATCCATTGTTAGCCTTTGGTTTATTCGTTGTTGTATGTCTTCTTGAGTTCCCATTTTAAACTCCTTATTCTTCTAAATATCTATATGCTTCGGCAACACTGCCATAGATAGTGTTAACCGAGAAAGTGCAATAAACTTGTGAGCCTTTTTGTTCTACTTCAAATTCTGTAAGGCTTGTAATATACGGATTGCACAATAACGCTTCTTCAATTAATCTTTTTAGCTCAGAATACAAAAGTTGCTTTGCTAAATATCTGCCAATTAGCGTGTTAATTTCGTTGCCGTAGTTTGTTGAATATGCTAAATAAGCAAATCTGCTTGCGTGCAAGGCTTTCCAAATCCAGATTTTTATAGCTTCGTTTTTTTCTACATAAAAATATTGTCCGCCTTTTGTTTTTAATTGCTCCGTTTCAAAGTCAAAAGCTAATTCTTTAAAAACTGGCAAATCTACAGCCGTTTGGATTTCTGTTTGTTCCGTTAATGTCGAAGGTATAAAAGCAAAATTAGCACTCATCTATTGCCCCTTTATAAGTTGTAGTTTCTGGAGTACCAAATATGTATTTTTGCCTAGTTTTTGCACCGCTACATAGTCTCCTACATGCAGTATAAATCTATTGTGAACCGCCTTTATCCAGTTGTATAAATCCGTTAAAAATTGTTTTTGAGTTCCTGAAATTTTAACTGTTCCAGTAGGTGTGTTGTCTGCTTTCCATAAAGCAGGATTAATATTTTGGGGGTTGTCCATACTAGCCAAATCAAGCTCTATGTTTTCATCAAGAATTAAGTTATTAATATAGATGCTATCGCCGTTTGTTTCGCTTAGTTCTAATCCTTGATATTGAATAACAAAAGGCTCAAGGCTTTTAACCCAGCCTATCTGAACAGGGTTTGGCATAACTTTTTTAGCGATTTTTTTTACCGCTTGCCACTGCTCACCATCTCTAGACATCTTCGCCCTCCACAAGTTTAATATCCAAGGTCATGACATTATCGGAGCCAATGACGTGGCTGTCTGTTTGTATTTCGAATGTGCCTTCAAACCCGTTTATAGGCTCATAAACTTTTATTAATCTGCCTGAAATGCAAGCATTGTTATTATCTACTACGATAGTGCCTTTGTTTTCTATGCCTTTTAAAAGTTTTTTGGCTTCGGCTAAATTGTTTGCAACATCGTCATTATAGCTGTATGTGTCCTGAAACAGCCCAAACTTTTCCAAATTGGCTTTATCAACCACCGCATCTAAAATATTGCCGTCATTGTCTATGACTAAAACTTTTGTAACCATATCACTTATGGATTGCTCAAAATTAGACGAGCGGATATTTTGCCCGATTGTAAATTCGCTGACAATCTCATTGTCTGCTAATTTTAATATATTGCCTTCTAAATAAAGTGTATATCTTTCAAACATTGAGTCGCAAGCCGTTTTTAGCACGTCAAAATACGTCAAATCACCGGTAGATACGATATTATGAACGTGTGTATTATCTGATTTAATTCCGTTTTGCAAGCCAAAAGAACCGCAAATATTGTTAGCTAGTTGTTGCAATGTTCCATACATTCTGCCGATGAATTTAGAGCGGGCTAATCGGCTTGCATTGTCCACGCAAGATACGGACATACTGTCATCATCTGTGTTGTAAGATGTTGACTCTATATAGCCTAAAAATAAGGTTTTGCCGTCCTCAATATATTCTACTTTATCTCCCACCTTAGCCTTATATTTTGGCATATCTTCGGCTTGAGGATTATATAAAAAGCTAAAAGACAAAGAGCGAGGTATCATATCCTTTGCCCCATCAAAACTCATATTGTCAAGAACGGTTAAAATTTCTACTCCGTTAATTAAAATCATAATGGCAACATCTCCACTGTTTTACCGGCAATTTCCATATTGGCATCAGTGATATGGTTTTTTTCTGCCAGCTCTTGCCATTTGTCACCATAAGTGAGTTTAGCAAGTTTGTATATTGTTTGCCCTACTTGTCCTGTTACTTGCGATGGAATATATTTATTAATTACTCTTTCTTTTAATTGGACTAATTTATTTGTTGTTTTTATATCCATAAGTTTTGGCTGTGCTGGGTTTTTATATTCCACAAGGTCTATTGTGTAGCCTAAATCGCTTGTGCTTTCACGAACACTAGAAACGTGTTTTTCTATTCTAAATTCAGCGTTCAAATGCCCTGAAATAACGACTCTGATAATATCCTTATTATCAATCCACCTGTCTATCATTTCTCTTGTTTCTTGCATGGAATATGGGCGATAATTGAGCTGTTTTACCAAAGAAGCTAATAACGCAAAATAGCTTGTGTTATCTGGCAATATATTAGAAAGCGAAATCCTTTTTAAAAGTTTATTCCCGGCTACCGATACTTCCCCATAGCTCAAAATATTGTAGGTTTTAATTTCCCTTTCGTTAGGAATATCCGTACTTTCGGGGTTCAAAGGCAATGTTATGCTTTCGCCAGTTTTAGCATTATAAAGTTGTATGTATAATCTTTTAGCCATATTACTATTTTAAAACCTTGCAAAACGGGCAATAAAAAGGGCTTTGAAATTAATCAAAGCCCAGTTAATTAGGAGTTAAAGCCCATATTGCTTTCTTTGTAGTATGAGCTTTCATTTCTGCCTCGTCTGTTATAATCATCAAACCGGTCATCATTGTAGGTATTGTTATACCCCTCATTCCTATAACGTCTGCGCCTGCGGTCTTCTTCTTCGTAGTTTTCATAATCGCCGTTGTAATAAGATTGAGAGCCTTTTCTATGATGTTGATGTTTGTTTTGATATGCTCCTTTGTAGATTTTATTTTCTTCGTCTTCATCTTCCAAGAAGCATTTAGCCAGTTTTAAATAAACGCTAGGGTCTGTAATATATTTGTGGCATTTTGCAAAAAGCATATTGACTAAATAAGCGAAATCGTAAGGAGTATAATCAACGTGGTCAAAGTTTACTTTTGCATTCTTTTTAATGTCCTCAAAATTCCACTTTGCCCCGTGTCCTTCGTTGCCAGCCCATTTAATTTTTTTGACAAGTTCGTCATATTGTTGACGGCTTGCAATATGTTCGGCATCTTCTGGGTAGTCTAGCATTTGTTCAATTGTGCGAGGGTCTTTTTTGTATGCTTCCGCTACAATTTCTGCTAGTTTTTCAGGTTTCTTTTCTGCTAAATATTTAAGTTGGTTTTTGATATGTTCCATAGTCCACCTCCTATAATGCATTTATCTTGTTGCATGGGGTAGTATGCAAAATAACGTATGGGTCGCCAGTTTCAGGCACTACATAAGTGCCTATAGCTCGTCTTGGCACTCTGTTGCTTTGTATCGGCAAAGAGTATTTGTTAAGCAAAGCTACAGCTGTTCCATTTACGGTAATTTCAACAGGTATAGGAGCACCAGTTACAGTATCGCCAATACTTTTGCAACCAGTTTTAAATAAAAATGTATCTAAGTTGCTAATATTAGTGCTGTTAGATACTGTTAGTGTCAATTCTGTTGCTGTTGCTGTTACTGTTTCTACAACGTGGATATTTTCACAAGTATTACACATAATTATTCACCTCATAATTTTCTAAACAAGGGGGAAAGGGTAGAGGTAAAAGCCCCTACCCTCAGAGGGTTAAGCAAATTGCCCATTGCAACCGCAAGGGTTATAGCAGCAATTTGGATTTGGCACCATATACGCTGGTTGAGCTACTGGTTGAAGTTTACTTACAACACAAGCAGCGATAGCGTCTCTGTCTTTTTCTGCCAATTTATCCCTCAAATCTTGAATAGTGTTTTGAGTTAATTGTGCTCTTGTTGCTTCTGCTTCTGTGTGGATTGCGTTCACAATTTGGCAAGTGTTTTGAGCGTTTTCATACTTCACGCTGTCAATTGCTCTTTGTGTTTCGCAGCAACATTGTTGCGATGCAAAGCGATTAGCGTCTATTTTACTTGCTAATTCGTAGGTGGTATTGCATAATGCGCTACTGATATTGGAATTGACAGAATAGAAGCCATCCTTAATAGAATTGTTTAGAGCGAAAGTTGAGTCGCAAATTCCGTTTTGGACTGCACGAATGCCGTTATCTAATTGGCTAAATTGTTGCGCTCCATAGACTGCGCCTGCGCCAAGCGCACCGCCCCCACCAAATCCACCAAAACCACCGCCAAAGCCGCCAAATAAAGCAGCCAAAACGATTAAGCCTAACCAATCACCGCCGTAGCCACCAAAGCCACCGCACCCCATCATCATAGGGTAGCCATAATTGTTTCTTGTTACTGCTGCAACATCCGCAGCTGATAAATTTTCCATAGTGTGTACCTCCATAGTGTGTCTGTAACGTTTTTAATCACACTCCCGACCATTTGGCCTAAGTGGTACATCACGCTTAAAATTAGCGGTTTTGTCCGTTCATTGAACGAGAAATATTACCTAGGTAGTTAAAAGCCTTGTTAAAGCCTTCATTGTTCCCAAATCTTTGACGTAAAAATTGTTCAGGGTTTCCGCTTCTTATAGCCATTTGATAAGTAGCATCTATTTGTTGTCTTACTTGCGGCGGCATATTCATTAAAATAATGTCAATAGGGTTATTCATCTTCTTTTAACTCCTTTTTATTTTTCGGCTGTAACATTGAAAATAATTCCGCTATTTGAGTTTTAATCTGCTCAATTTCTTCTTCCAGTTTGGAAGTATCAGCGCAAGCCAAGACATTTTTTAATGGCTCGTCAGTTTTGACATACTTTTTAAAATCTACAATTCCGGTTTCTGCATTAAACTTTTTGCAATAAACTTCTTCCTCTGTTTTGTTATGAAAATAAAGCGGGTTTCCCTGAAAATCTACTTGACAAGATTTAGCTTCGTCAATAGATGCGACAGGGAAAACCCTAAAACCTGTTTGCACAGGTTGAGGAGAAGTGTAAGGATAGAAAGGATAGTTATTATACATAAATTAAAGCCTCCATATATTCTCATTATGAAGGCATTTTGAAAAAAATCTTATCGAGTATTTATCAAAAAAAGTAGAGTTTTATATAATTTCTATTATTTCACGCAAAGTCGCATCATCTATTATTATGCTTAACTTACCTAACGCAGTATTCATAAGATGCTGGTAGTAACTTGATGACAAATTCAGCTTGTCGCAGATGTTAAAAACCGATAATTTTTCATAATAGGTATATTCTAACAGCCAAAACTCACGCTCATTTAGTTTAGGCTTAGCAGATTTTAAAATCTCTAATATTTTAGCTTTGCCTTGGGGCTTTTTGCCTGCTGCTCTCAAAATCTGCCGTAGTTGCATAAAACACCTTAACTTTTTTGTATTTCGTCAATTTTTTCTTTTAAATCAAAAATTTCTTTGTCGTGTTCGTAAATTTCTCTATTATTTTCGATAGCTATATTTTTAGCTTTAGAAACTTTAAAAACAACAACAAACAGAGCGGCACAAATCAAAACATCAGCTAAAGAACTTACCGCAAAAATTAATAAATGCTGATTATACAAAATCGAAATGTCCATTAGTAAATCTCCTTTGTTTTCATTTTAGAAGATTTAAAATCGGGCATTAAAAAAGCCCCCGTAGGGGCTTGAGTTATTTTAATTTTTTTACTTCTTCCACAGGTATATTGTATTCTATACCTACTATTTTCCATTTTTTATCGTTTCTTTCCCATGTAAAAATAATACAGTCTTTAAGTTCGTAAGGGCAAGTGTAAAACTTTTCTTTATTTTTATTTATTGTTATTACCTTTTTAAAAGACTCTTTTGATTTATTTGTGTAGCTATTCCAGAAATTTTTAAATATATTGGTTTTTGGAGCTTCATCTTCTTCTATTGACTTTTTGGTCTCGCTTTCCAGTCGTGCTATCAACATTGGACGCATATTAACAACCATAGCATAAGCAAGCCCCTCAAAAGGGTCATCGCTAACTTCGGACAACGATTTATTTATTTGGTAATCAACAATTTTTTCAAAATCCCAATATTTATCACATATCGAAGAATCTTTTTTAGCTATGGCATTTCCTATTTCAAAACGAGCATATCTCGCAGACCCTTTCCAAGAGATGAATTCAACAATTATGCTGACAACCAAAACAGACAAAACTGCTATCGCAAGATGTTTCCAATATTTTTTTAGCTTTTCCATTATTTCCCTACCTTTCTACAAGGCAAGTGTAGCATGGTTTTTGGGATTTGTAAAACTATGAAGTGTGGTACTGTGCGTTGCGTGGGTTAGCACCAGCAGAATAGTTGTGGTTGGTTATGTTTGTTGTTGTGTTGTTAGTAGTGTTGTTGGTTGTGTTTTTTACGCTTTTTGAGTCTTTGCCAGTTGCTTTTGTGGCTGTTTCAATGATTTCTTTATTGCCTTTATTTCTTAACTCTTGTATTTTTTTTATGCCTGCGATTATTAATTCAATTACGCCAACAATAGGCATTAAAGTTCCCATCAAAACTTTTAACCAATTAGGGATTTTTTCCCAGTTTTTCCATAATGCTTTTGTTATAGCAACAAGTGCTGCAACAGCTGCCACAATCGCAATAATAGTCAAAACGACTGGGTTAGCAGCTAAAATAGCGAAGGCAATATTAATCCCATTAATAGCTGCAATTAAAGAACCTATAACAGTTAC